AGAGGGGCACATTGGCAGGCACTCGGGGGGACCGTCCCCCGAGTGCCAGTCTTTATCAGAAAGGGACCCCCCGTCATGCAGCGATTTACGTGCTTGGTTCAACAGTGTCTTACTTCGTCCACTTCAAGAGAAAAGCACCAACCTGTCTCGTGTCCTGAATTAGCCATTCTTCGGCACAAGTATGGGGCGGACTGCATCTCCAACCTTCAGCTCGTGGACGATATCGAGCGGACCCCCGCCCAAGAGAAAGCCCGACTCCTGCGAGTATATGGTCCCAAGGTTGTCGAACTACTTTATCCGGGAGCGAATCCCGGCATGGAAATGTCTTTGCCAGAAGGCGCTCAGTTCATCGAGCCCGCGCCAGAGCCTGCTCCTGTGGAAGATGCCCCAGAACCGTCCCCCGAGCCCGCCGCTTTTGGCTCCACGGAAACCGGGGGGACCGCGGACGAAGACGTTTTCTAAGGAGAAGCCATGCCAGCGTATACGACCTTAGCGGATTTACGGAATCAGCTTTACGCGGAGACATCGGACTCAACGGACGCCGCGGTTACGGCTGAAGACGACCCTGCGCGAAACGCTATTCTTGCGCGAGTGCAGCGAAACCTCTACTCGCAATACGACTGGCCGCACTTAATTCTGGATAAAGTAATCCCCACAGTAGTCAATCAAATTGAGTACGAGTATCCGGCTGATATTCAGTTCACACAGTTCAATAAAATGTGGGTGGAAGACAGCGGCACTTGGCGCGAAGTGATTTACGGAATCGGTCCCGTGGAATATACCGTTGCGGATTGGACCGACGCAGCAAGGTGGCCTGTTATCCGGTGGAAGCATCGGCCTGACTTATACGCGGCAGGCCCACCCCCCGAGCACTACTTTGAAGTGTGGCCGAAGCCGAGTCGAATAGGAAACCTGCATATCCGGGGACAGATGACCCTTCCCGACCTCTTGATAGACGCGGATACCTGCCTTCTCGACTTGATTGTGCTACACGCCGCGGGGGAAATTCTGGACTCCCGAGAGCTGCACTCAGGGAAGCCTAAACGGGATGCCGCGGCGTTGTTGCTGACGCGATTGATGGCACAGCAAGGTGGGGATAAGCAAACTCCTTTTGTCATGGGCGGAGGGTTGCCGTCGCGCAGACTGCGCCCGTTCATCGACTACATTCCATAGCAATGGGGCAC